AGGAGAGAATGTCCAACTAAGCATGCTTCGAGTCGGAAATTTTCCCCCCGCCGGCCTCGGTCCAAGATCGCGGCGCCTACCCCATGCTAGGGAGACACGAGGTCCTAGCTCATAACCCATTGATATGATTGATGTATGATATCAACCATTGGTTATTGGGAAGCGAATGGGATTGGATTACTTCTCTTCACTCTCTGGCGTCACATCAATGATAGTATGCGCATCATGTGATCGCCCTTGCGCGATCGCTAACAGCTGTTCATCGGTCAGAGATTGAAGAGTGTGCGAGTGATCATGCTGCACATTGCGAATGTCGCGCCACTCGGAAGGGTCTGCATTGCGTAGCGCGAAGATAGCGGCCGTTGTTTCGGCACCTTTACGAGACGCTAATAGCTTGCGCTCTAACGCGGTGACGCGAGTAGAGCGCGCCCGAGACACAGCGTCACCAAAGTCACGGTGTTCTGTGATCCATTCATAGACTGCTTGTCGGCTCTTCCTGATTGATCCCGCAAACGCACTAAGCGAGTAGCCTTGCGCCATGTACTCAATAACCGCTTCGCAATACTCGGGCTTGTACTCGGTCGGTCTACCGAACCGATACTCCGGTCTCTCATGCGCCAGCTGGCGCTTTTGCGCGAACGGTGCCACGTCAATTGCTCCTCTGATACTTGGCGCGGCGCAGCATAACATTTGCCTGTGGATAACTCATTTATTTCTCTTTGTGCCCATTACGGTGCAGACAACTAGGCAATGATACCCTAGTTATGGTGTCAGGCAATCAAGCCAGCAAGGGAAAACAACATGATCCGCAAAGGCGATATCCTCACCATCAAGCCGCAATGGCAGGACGCTGGCGACGACCGGTTCACTTGGGTTGCGCGCAGCGACGAGGAAAAAGGCCGTCTTGATATTTCGGCACTTGAACTCTCTCATTTGCCGCTGTGGCCGGTACAAACCGTCACAATTGCCATGGTTGACAAAACCTAACTCTCTTCACATCGCGCTTACGCCCCGCTCCGAAAGGATACGGGGCTTAAGCCAATAGCAGCAACACCGCTGCAACAAGGGAAGCCACATCATGAACATGACGCAAGCCATCTGGGATACGCTAACCCCAGCGCAACGCGACGCCCAGCGCAGCCATGCCGGACTAACCAAACAATTGATTGGCCTTGAAGGCTGGCGCGTCGAAGTCACCTCGCTTATGACTGGTGAAAAACGCCGCTTCATTGTCGGCCGTTCTGCTGGTTGGATACCTTGTCACATTGAATTGTCGCGTCGCAATGTACGCGGCGGTATCAGCGCCTCGCGTGAATATGCCAACGTTAAAGCACTCTACAAAGTTCGTTGACCCTCTTCACAACGCGCTTACGCCCGGCAGCCGCAAGGCTCACCGGGCTTAAGCCAGTAGCAGCAACACCGCTGCAACAAGGGAAACCATCATGAACCGCGAACAAGCTATTCCTTACATCGGCTATTGCGTCGATGACGCGCTATCGGAGCATAACGTCGCTGATTTGATACTACCTTTACCCAGCAACGTTAAGCTAGTCGGTTGGCAATGCGGTTTCGAACCGCTGTTTGTTGCGGTTTGGTCTTATCTTGACGTTCCGCTTAATGATCAGGAGGCCGAAGAACTCGCCATTGATCTGTTGACAGAAAAGAAATGGTTTGCTGACGCAGACGCAGACGCAACGAACGAACCGGATTACATTCTGTAACCCATTTCACATCGCGCTTATGGCTGGCATCCCTAGGGATTACCAGCCTTAAGCCAGTAGCAGCAACACCGCTGCGACAAGGGAAAACAGCAATGACCGAAGATCAGATTGAACGCGCCGTTGAACGCAAAACCAACCGCATCGACCGCCTGTTCATGACTGGCGTCATCAACGAAGCCGAATACCGTGACGCTATCAACCGGCTTGATGGCTGGGCCGAATTGCAGCTGCGTTCGGTCAAGTGTCAATCATGATTTGGCTCATGATCCTGACACCATTACTGGCGCTGTCCGGCCTGACCGCTTTGGCGCTGTTCTCACAAATCGACTGACAAGGGAAACCATCATGAAAACAATTCAGGACCTGACAGAAGCTACATTCTTAATCCATGCCCTGTTAGCTGAACTGCACTACGTTCAAGATACCGGAGACATAAAAGACAGCCTGCGCAACTCCGGAGAACTAAAAGAACAGGCAGCACAAGCTACTGGCCATACTAGCTTCAGTGAATTCGTGACAGCGAACAAATATGACCCCGCCTAAACCTGCTCCGATTGCCAAGCCCGCACATGTGCGGGCTTGGGAAGCCTTGGAACCAAAGCGCAAACCAGCCTGGAAGCCGACAGCGGATAGCCGGATCAGGTTCCCGGTTCCGTCTGCCCCTATCAGTGCGGAACAATTCCGAAGGGATCTATTGGCGATCGGGCTCAATCAATCGGCATTCGGCCGCTGGATTGGCAGGGAAGGCCGTACAGTACGTTATTGGGCGTCGGGTAGGCTACCCGTGCCTCGGGAAATTGGCCTTCTCCTGAGGCTCCTAATCCATTGTGGAAGGCACCCAGAGGACATCTAACCAAAAAGGCCCGCTGTAAGGCGGGCCTTTTCTCTCGCCAGCGATAGCCTACCAGACGCAAGGGAAATGCCATCTGGTAGTCCGTCAGCCTTGGAGATACCGGATTTAGGTCCAGTCAGGCCCTTTTGTCAAATTACCGCTGCTCCTGCCAGAACTTCCCCAGCCGATAACCTGCATCCGACAGTATCTCCCGCACCTTCTCGCGGCCACGATACGGCGACGCATAGCCCAGGCTCAAGGCGACGTGGCTGATTTTTGTGTCAAAACAGGCGATATGGTCCGCCACGAAAGCCGGCCGCGTTCCCAGCCGCTCGTGCGCTCGCCAGTACAGCTGGCGGTGGTAGGCCTGCCGTTCCGTCCGGGCTAGCCCGGACATCGCCCCGGCATTGGTCGCCAGGATCCGGTCAGGGTCAACGCTGCTCATCTGGCCCTGCAATCCACCGGCCAGCCAATGCAGGCTGTATTTTTTCAAGGCCGAATATTCCTCCGCGTTGATCAAATTTATTTTCCAGGCGCGGCCGAGCTGATCGTCCAGCATTTGCACACGTCGGCTCGACCGCGACAGGCCGCGAATTTCCATGAACCCGTCAGCCTGCTTCTTGCGCTCCTTGGTCGGTCCTTCGTCGTCCATGGCTCAGGCCCGCCGAAATCTAACAGGTGGCCGTTTCCGCTGCTCGCTGACCTCCTCGAACGCCTCCGCAATAATAAACGCCCGTTCCGACATACGACGCGCGTCAGCGAGATCGACGGCATTATCAGAACTGCTGACCATGGCCACCAATAAACGCGAAGCCAGATCTTCCAAAGCCGGTTGTGTCATGTTTTTTTCCTTCCACTGTCGAGTGCATACCTTGGGTTACATGTGGTTACAGTTGCATGTAACCAAAATTCATCTTTATTTTCAGCAGCTTTACACCAGTTACACCAGTTACATGTAATAATAGTATACACACTAGAGAGTACTATTTAGAAAGAGTGGGAATCTGACCCCCACCTGTAACCACGTGTAACCACTACACCATGATACCTTTCACATATCCGCGCACGCTTCGTCCTTCCAATTTAAAAACACCACTTTTCCACCCCAACAGCCGCATGATCTCCGAAAGCAGCTTGGAATGCCCGTTGTGGAGTTGCCCACTCGACACCTTTAGCTTGTATTCAAAAAGATCCACCGTCGACACCCGCAGCTCGTTTCCTTGCCTGTGCACAATACCGCCGAGGCCCGGAGCGGGCAGGCTCAAATCCGCCAGTATGGCTTCCCAGGGATGCCGTGTTCGTCGCGCATCCTGTTCCGCCTCCGCCGTAGCCCATAGTCGCGCATCCAGCACGATACTCTCGCCGCGGCTTTGATAGTGCGCGGCCTCGCCCCATAATTGCAGCCGGTCGGCTTCCAGTTTCACAAGATCAATAGGCGCTTTGACCTGTATTGGCCAGAACCGCCGATTACCGGTCATGCTCGGCAGATATTCCCAGGCATTAGTTGTCCCGACCTCGATCGAGTGGCGCGGCTGTTCCACAATAAAATGCCCATAGGCCGGCCTGGCGCGGTCGACTTGCCGCGATGCAAACGCCTTGACGCTATCCACGTCCGCCTTACGCATCCCTGCCAGATCAGCATTTTCATGAATCCAGATCCGCGCCAGCGCTTCCATCACCTCTCGGCTTTCTTTACCGATGATTTTCTCATCCGAGAAATTGCCCTCCCCTGCCAACACCGCCCAGGCGGAGGATTTATTCCAGCCCTCCTTGCTTTCCATCACCAGGATCGTATCGAATTTGCACCCGGGATGCCGCGCCCGTTTGACCGCCGCAAGCATCACTTTGCGCACGCATTGCCGATTGAGTTCCGTATCCTCACAGTTGAAGTAATCCACCGCCATGCGGTCGAGACGGCTAATCCCGTCCCAGTCGGCTTCGGCCGCTTCCAGTATATCCGTCACCGGGTTGAAACGGTTCTCCCGGCATAGCCCTACCACCGCATCCCGAACGTATTTCTCAGTCAAATCAAAGCCATATCGATCGGACAACCAAATCCTTAAAGTTAAGCAGCTGCCATCGGTGACCTCGCCATTAAGTGGCAACGATATCTCTGCGCAGGACATCAACAGCTTGTTGTGGAACACATCTTCCGAGCACATCACCCCGCTGGCCTCGATGGCCAGCCGGGCGTTGTGCAGCGATGCCCGCGGCCGTCCGGTCAGCACATAGCGTTCGCGCCAGTTCGGCTCCGTGACCACGCCAACCGCTGCCATGGCAGCGGCGACCACCGGCGCCGCAGCTCCGATCACATCACGATCCGGATCCGCTACACCCCATTTCTCCCGCCCGCCGACAATCAACTGCGCAATGTCGGCGTCGCCGTATCCCGCCGTGCAGTACGGCTCGCAAGACCGATAGATCTCGCTGTCGCTAAAGCCCTTGCCGACCATCGACGCCACAGCGGCGAGCATCGAATTATGCCAGCGACCTCGTCGCTGGCTCTTGGCCAAAAGCGCCTCGATTTCCGCCTCGTCGCGTCCTGGCGAAGTGGCGCCATTGCCGGAATGGCCGATTTTGCCGTTTTTGCCAATCTTGCCGGCAACGAGATCCGGCCGCAGATCCAGAAAATCACCGTCGATCACCGCTACGCGGTGATCCGGATTGTGATCCACCGCGCCATAATAGAACGCCGTCGACAGCACGAAACTCTCCGGCGCCGCGAACCCGCACAATACACCATTGAGCATCGCCACCAGTTCCGCCCGCGCCGCAGGTTCAGTCGAGACCGAGAGTGGCGCCAATACCCGCCATTTTTCTTTCTCGTCTTTGACATAGCTGGCGGACGTGTAGACCAGGCTACGCAACCCCGCGTTTTTCAGCCGCTGCACCGCCTCGTCAAATGGCATCCGCCCGCTGTCGTGATCGATCTCGACCCCGGTCACTTCTTTCACATTGGCATTCGTCCGCAAGCATTGGTTGCGGCTGGCTTTTTCGCCGAATATCGCCATCTTGAGCCATGGCAACCTGGACTTGTGTGGCTCCGAAAACCGTAAAATCTCTTCCGCCAGCTCAGGCAACGTCAGATTGTCCTGATATTGCACCCGTGCGAAGCGGTCGTCGAAGAAAGTCAGGGGAATACGATGTTGTCCTATTGGACAATGTTGCAATTCTGTCGCGGATGGCCGATGATGCTGCATTCGTTAGCTCCTTGGAGGGGGTTAGCGCGCAAACCTAGGGACCAGGGCGTATTAGCGTACGCCTTGGTCCTGCTTTTTTGGCTTGCGTCAGGTATCCGACATCAGTCGGTCAATATCTGCCGAATTCTGGATGATGGCAACCACCGCCCCGAGATTTCGATACGCCGCGTGACGCGCGATCTGATGCGGTGAAAATTTTCCGCCTTTTGGTCTTTTGCATTCCACGAATACGACAACGCCCTTTGGCGTGATCACCAGCCGGTCGAAGAAACCTCTGCTCCCGATCGCGCGCACTTTCTCGCAAATGCCGCCGCGTGCGTGCACGCGGCGCACCAATTCGCTTTCCACAACATTTTCTAATGTGCTCTTGACGCCTGCCACAAATCACCGGATGCTATCAACACCACGCAACACACAACACGAACACGCAACACGCAATAGGAAACCAATGTCCCATAGCGCCATCGTCGGCGGTTCCAACGCCGATCGCCTGCTCAACTGTCCAGGCAATTTTCAACTCAATCTCAAACTACCACCGGCCGCGGAACGCATTGAAAGCGATTACGCCGCCGAAGGCGCCGCCATACATAGCGTCATGGCGGACCTGATGCACGCCCGCCTGATCAAGAATGAAATTAATCTCTATGATCTCGCGGAAGCCTATAAAGGCCGCATGTTCCATGATCGGGCGCTGACGCAAGCGCATCTTGACGACATGATCTATCCGGCACTGGAGCACCTCGGTGATCTGGAGCAGGAATATGGTGATGGTTTTGTCGTGGTTGCAGTCGAGAAATCCGTCAAATTTCCCGGCATTCCCGGTGCGTTCGGCACCTGTGACCTGATCCTGCAATCGAAGCTCTCAGTCCTTCACGTCGATTGGAAATTTGGCCAGGGCGTCGGCGTAAGAGCGATCTATTCCGATCCCGCCGGCGATGTCGTCAACGCCCAACTGTTGTTTTACATCACCGCGGCAATGGCATCCGCGCGCCATCTCTACCAGAACAAACGCAAACTGGTCGCCGCTATCATCCAGCCGCGCAGCGCGCCCGCGTTGACCCATACCGAGGTC